ACTAAAGTATAATCCTGCAACTGGACAAGATCAATGAGTGAAAAAACTAACTTTGAACTGAGCGTCGAGCAAGCCTTAGGGCTTCCAGAGTCGTCTCCTCCTATGGTACAAACCGTAGCTCCTATTGAGGTTAATGAAAATGCTAACATCGATGATGACTTTGCTACAGCGCGCAAAAACTTGCATCAGATCATTCACAAGGGCAATGATGCCTTGGAAGAAGCATTGCTCGTCGCAAAAACTTCAGAGCATCCAAGAGCCTTTGAAGTCGTCGGAGGTCTTATCAAGACGCTGGTTGACGCTAACAAAGATCTACTTGACATCCAGAAAAAACTGAAAGATCTCAAAAAGAATGACGAGGAAAAAGCTCCTCAATCTGTTCAAGCACAAAACGCAATCTTTGTAGGTAATGCAGCTGAACTTCAGCAGTTGATTAATGGTAGGAAGTAATGGCTGTAAAAACGTATCTTGGTAATCCTAATCTAAAAGCCGCTGGTGTCATTCATCAATACACAAGAGAAGAAGTTGATGAGTATATCAAATGCGCCAAAGACGTAGAATACTTTGCTCGCAACTATATCAAAATCGTTAACGTCGATCAAGGTCTGATTCCATTTCGTATGTGGGATTTCCAAGCGAAGATGCTTCATACCTTCGCTGATAATCGCTTTTCCATATGCAAACTCCCTCGTCAGGTCGGTAAGTCGACAACGTCGGTCGCATACATCCTTTGGCTTGTTTTGTTTACAGATCAACAGAACGTAGCCATCCTCGCGAACAAGGGAGCGCTCGCGCGCGATCTGCTCGCGAAACTCCAGCTCGCATATGAATACCTTCCTAAGTTTCTTCAGCAAGGCGTTGTTACTTGGAACAAGGGTAATATTGAACTGGAAAACGGATCAAAGGTCGTAGCTGCTGCGACTTCATCAAGCGCCATCCGCGGTGGATCTTATAATCTAATCTTCCTCGACGAGTTCGCGTTCGTGCAGCGCAATCTGGCAGATCAGTTCTTTGCTTCTACGTATCCTACGATTTCATCTGGTAAAACTACTAAGATCATTATCGTTTCGACTCCGAACGGTATGAATCATTTCTACAAGATGTGGACTGACGCAGTTGACGCTAAAAGCGAGTATAAGCCAATCGAGATTCACTGGTCAGACGTTCCTGGTCGAGACGAGGAATGGAAAAAGCAAACTATCGCTAACACCAGCGAAGAACAGTTCCGTCAGGAGTTTGAGTGCGAGTTCATTGGATCGTCGCATACGCTGATCCATCCAATGAAACTCAGAGAACTAGTATGGGCCCAGCCAGTGAAAGATAAGTTCGGATTAGATATCCATGAGATGCCTGATCCAAGGAAACTGTATATTGGTGTGTTTGACGTGTCCGAGGGTGTAGGAGGTGATTACTCTGCTATGTCTATCTTTGATGTGACTCAATTTCCATACAGACAAGTGGCAAAGTTCAGAAGTCGAGAAATCACTCCGCTTATGTTCCCAGATGTGATCTATCGCTTCGCAAAGATGTATAACAACGCATGGATACTAGGCGAAACGAATAACATTGGTCAGCAGGTTGTTCAGTCTCTGTTCACAGATCTTGAGTATGAAAATGTGATTGCTACGTTCACTAAGAACAAAAATATCAAAGTTGGCGGCGGATTCAGTTCTCGATCAGCTTTTGGTATTCGCACGACGAAATCTGTTAAGAAAATTGGTTGTTCGAACTTAAAAACTATTGTGGAATCAAACAAGCTCGTTATCAATGATTTTGACACTATCGAAGAGCTGACTACCTTCGTTGAAACCAAGGATACATATAGAGCCGAAGAAGGATGTCATGATGATTTGGCGATGACTTTAGTTCTTTTTGGATGGCTTATCACTCAGCCATACTTCAAAGATTTGACAAATAATGATATCCGCAGAAACTTAGCGAACGAAACGATGAGAGAAGTTCACGAAGATATCCTCCCAGCAGGATTCATAGACGACGGTGGAGCCGTCCAATCCATGGAAGATTCAGGAGATCCTTCGTTCGGAGCTGGGTTTGACGATATGAGATTTGGATAAAAGTCCTTTTTTTATAAATAAAACGAGTAGGATTTAAGGCACGAAGAAGCATACTTCGTTACATAAAAGGAGATAAGTCCGATGGGTTTCCAAGTTTCTCCAGGTGTAAATGTAAGTGAGATTGATCTCACAACCATTATCCCTGCCGTCAGCACGACAACTGGCGCATTAGCTGGTCATTTTAAGTGGGGTCCTGTTGGGCAGCGTGTTCTTGTAGATTCAGAGGACACACTCGTAAAACAGTTTACTACACCAAATGGTAATACTGCTGTAGATTTTTTTACTGCGGCAAACTTTCTTGCATATGGAAACGCGCTTTATACAGTTCGCGTAATTAACGAATCTGGTACAGCTTCTTCAAACACTGCGCGTGGAAGAAATGCTACTACAAATGCTGCAAACACTAAAAATACAATCATTAAGAACGAAGACGATTACGACAACAATTATTCTTCTGGTATTACTGGTGTAGGTTCTTGGGTAGCTAAGTATCCAGGATCAATTGGTAACAATCTGCGTATTTCTGTTTGCTTGACTGCAAACGCATACGAAAGCACAATTACAGGTGCTTGCGCATTCACAAATAACTCCACAACTGTAACGTTCACAACAGCCACAGCTGTTAATACGAAAGTTGTTGCGGGTGATATTCTTATCCTTGGTCCAGATAGAAAACAACTTAAGATTGCTTCTGTTTCAGGTAATACTGTAACGTTGCAAACCAAGTATGTTGGTAATACTGGAACGCAAGCTACAACAACTCGCCGTTGGGAATATTATGATTATGTTCCATCTGCCCCAGGAACTTCTGCAGAAGCTGCAAAATATAGCAGCTCAAACGACGAAATGCATGTTGTTATTGCCGATCAAGATGGCGGAATCACAGGCACGTCTGAAGCGATCCTAGAAATTCATCCGAACTTATCAAAGGCTTCAGGTTCTAAATCTGAAAACGGCACTAACATACATTATAACAGATATATCAATAAAAACTCGCGTTGGGTTTGGTGGGCTGCTCATCCAACAGGAATTACCAATTCTGGTAAGGCTGTTACTTCAGGTACAAACTTTGGTGTAGGAACGCAGTCTCTGCCACTTAACGCAAGTTTCGTTAACGGACGTGATGGCGCTGCTCCAAGAGCAGCAGATTACATCAATGGATATAATCTGTTTAAGTCTGCCGAGTCTGTTGATGTATCATTGATCCTTGGATCAGGATCAGATGCAACTCGCGCGATCCATATCATCAATAACATCGTAGAATATCGTAAGGATTGTATTGCGGTATTTTCACCACGCGAAGCCGACGTTGTTAACAACTCAGGATATGCTGGCGCAGAAGTAGATGATATCGTCGCGTTCAAGAACTCGATAGGTATTTCAACTTCATACGCTGTAATGGACTCGGGTTGGAAGTATCAGTATGACAAGTATAACGATACATTCCGCTACGTTCCTTGCAACGGCGATACAGCTGGTACGATGGTTCGCACGGATATCGAACGCGATCCTTGGTACTCACCAGCTGGATACAATCGCGGTCAGATCAAAAACGTTGTCAAGCTCGCGTTCAATCCTAATAAGACAGAACGTGACGTTCTCTACAAGGCTGGCGTAAATCCAATCACGACTTTCCCAGGCGAAGGAACTATCCTGTTTGGTGATAAGACCATGTTGGCTAAGCCATCAGCTTTCGACCGTATCAACGTTCGTCGTCTGTTCATTGTTCTTGAAAAGGCAATCGCTACAGCAGCCAAGTATACTCTGTTCGAGTTCAACGATGCGTTCACTCGCGCTCAGTTCAAGGCTCTCGTAGAACCATTCCTTCGTGACGTTCAGGGTCGTCGTGGTATCACAGACTTCCGCGTTGTTTGCGACGAAACAAACAATACGCCAGAAGTTATTGACCGCAACGAGTTCATTGGTGACATTTACATCAAGCCTGCTCGTTCGATCAACTTCATCCAGCTCAACTTCGTTGCAGTTCGCACGGGTGTTGACTTCACTGAAGTTGTAGGAAAGTTCTAATCGGCGAACTAAATACTAGAAAGGATAGGGAGAAAAACTAATGCCCTTTAATGTATCATCATTCGCCGCAAGAGGTTTACCATATGGTGGCGCAAGAGCATCTCTTTTCGAGGTGTTCTTGACGCTTCCAGCTGGCATCGCAGAGCCAACTGCTGAACAGCAGTTCACTTTCGTATGTAAAGCCACTTCAATTCCCACATCAACAGTAGGAACAATTGAAGTTCCATACTTTGGTCGTAAGGTAAAGATGGCTGGTAATCGCACGTTCGAGAACTGGACAGTAACAGTTCTCAACGACGAAGACTTCCTGGTTCGTAACGCTTTCGAACTGTGGAGCTCATATATCAACTCACACGAAAACAATCTTCGTAATCCATCAGTAATCACTGAGCAGGGTCTCGCTTCATATCGCACATCAGCTACAGTTCGTCACTATGCTAAGACGGGCGTATTCGCTGGTGGTACTACTTCTGGCGATGCAGCTATTCCTACTCGTGAATATACTTTCGTAAACATCTTCCCAGTAACAGTTGGCAATATCGAACTGAACTGGGAAACAACTGATGCTATCGAAGAATTCACTGTAGAGTTCGCATACGATTACTGGACTGTTGACGCCGACGTTAACGGTAGGGTGATCAACGAGTAATTTGATCGCCGTTTTGTTATAATTAAATTGAAGGAAAATTAATGGCGATCGAATTATTTGGCTTCCGTATTGGGAAGGACGAAGACTCTGCCGAGAAGTTGGCAGTTCAGGTTCCTTCCTTTGCACCTCCACCTAATCTTGACGGCGCGATGGAAGTCGCGCCTGGTGGTGCATATGGAACATATGTTGATTTAGAAGGTACAGCTAAAAACGAAGCAGAACTCGTAACTCGATATCGCGAAATGTCGATGTATCCAGAGTGCGAGTCTGCAGTCGATGACGTTGTTAATGAAGCTATCATTTCGAATGAACATGATGATCCAGTTTCACTCAATCTCGATAAACTAGAACAGCCTGAAAGTATTAAGAAAAAAATCAGAGAAGAGTTTGATGAAGTCGTTAAGCTCCTAGATTTCAATAGCACGGCTTATGAAATTTTCCGCCGTTGGTATATTGACGGACGTTTGTTCTATCACATCATGATCGACACAGCTCAACCTCGCAAGGGTATTCAAGAGCTGCGTTACATCGATCCTCGTCGTATTCGGAAGATCCGCCAGCCAATCAAGAGAACGCCAGTTGTTGGTCAGAACTCTAAACTGATTGCTCCTCCTTACGAAGAATACTATCTCTTCAATCCAGCAGGTCTTTCGTCTGGTACGCTTACACAGGGCGTAAAGATTTCGAAGGATGCTATCTGCTACGTTCATAGCGGTTTGCTTGACGCTCGCAATCGCATGGTTCTTTCGCATCTTCATAAAGCTATCAAGCCACTCAATCAGTTGCGTATGCTCGAAGACGCGGTAGTTATCTATCGTCTCGCGCGCGCTCCCGAGCGTCGTATCTTTTACATCGACGTTGGTAATCTTCCCAAAGCAAAAGCTGAACAGTATGTTCGCGACATGATGGTTCGTCACAAGAATCGTCTGGTTTACGATGCGAACAACGGCGAAATCAAAGACGCCCGTAAGTTCATGACTATGCTTGAGGATTATTGGCTCCCACGCCGCGAGGGTGGACGTGGTACAGAAATTACCACGCTGCCTGGCGGTGAAAATCTTGGACAGATGGATGACGTAGATTACTTCCGAAAGAAGCTCTATAAATCTTTGTCAGTTCCTGTTTCGCGTCTTGAACCAGAAGGCCAGTTTTCACTAGGTCGTTCTGGCGAAATCACACGCGACGAAGTGAAATACGCTAAGTTCGTTGAACGTCTACGCGATCGCTTCACGCATCTGTTTGATAATCTTCTTGAAATTCAACTTCTACTCAAGGGTGTAATGACCCGCGAAGAGTGGAAGGATATGAAGAATGATATCAAGTATGATTTCCAGCGCGATAACTATTATGCCGAAATCAAAGAACAGGATATGATGAACAATCGTCTTGCTGTTCTTGGCGTAGTTGATGCGTATGTTGGTAAGTATTACTCAGTAGAGTGGATCCGCAAGAACGTTCTTCGTCAAACTGAAGACGAAATGAAAGAAATGGATTCACAGATGGCTGCCGAAGGCGAAGTTCAGGCTGCAGCCGATGAAGAGCAAATG